CATCATTTCACTTGGCGTCTTCACTAAACTTCTCCCTCAATTCCTCGCTGTTGTCTTGATTGCGAATGACGCCTTTCGGTGTTTGATACTCCACGAAATCATCTCCAGCGTCTATGATTTCCCAATCGTCAGGAACCATAAACGGATTAAACAGGTGGCCCCCCGCGCCCTCCTTGCGGCTCCAAGTGCCGTCCCTCTCTGGGGTGCTGTGGGCGTCCGTCCGATCATTAACCTCTGGCAATTCACCACCGTGGCAAATCGGAATATAATTGCAAAACCTACAAGCAAACTTTGACGGGTCGTGGCTGATCTTAGACGGTGGCTTTTCATCAAAGATAATATTGCTGGCCTTGCTGATTAGCATTTCACCCTCTGCCCGATCCCGCTTGATCCGCTCTGCGTAAATCTCATCGTTATTTTTATTCACCGCAAAGAAATAGCAACGATCAATGTCAGCCAAGTGCATTCCAACTTGGCACTGCGCCCAGTAGATCGGCTTGCTGATCCTGACGCCCTTCATCTTGGTCTGAGCAAAGCTCTTGTCGTTCATCGTTTTAAATTCCAGCGTATGTGTCTCTTTGCTTTCTGGGAAGCCAACGCCAATTCCATCTAAGCTAAGTCCAAAATGACCACCACAGGCCGTGTAATTAATCTGTCGGCCCGTTTCTGGATCGACCTCCCACACCTCGACCCCAATCGCCCTCAAGTTTGCCACAATCCGCTCTTCCTCGCGGTCACCCGTTTCAAACAGGCGCAGCATACGCCCCTCAAAGCTCTGTGAGCTTGCGTGTCGAAACTGATACCACAATGCCCGACTGCACGGGTTGCCTATCTGGCTCCCCCCCAGATGCGGCCTGTGGCCGTTCTCGCGGCTGGTCTCGTAGTGTTCGTAAATTTTCTGCACTGTGGTGGGCTGCATATATTTTTCAAGGTTCATCTTGGCTCCTCTCTATTTGTAAAATGGGGCAGCAAAAGCCACCCCATTGCAAAATAGATTATCTTTTCCAAGGTGGAGCAGCCGCCGCCTGTGGTGCAGCCGCTGGAGCCGCACCAGCACTTGCATACCCCTTAACGTCATTACTGGCTTCATAGCCATTAGACGCTGGCCGTACCGCCAGCTTGACCATCAGTGGCTTGTCCAGCAATTCCTCCGAATTATGCAGAGGAACCTGCAACGCCGCGCCAATAGACTTGAGAGTGCGAGTTGCGATCTCAACGGCGGTGGCGTTAGGGTTCTCAAGGTTCAATCTGTCGAACACCACACGGCCAGTGTAGTGGCCCTCAATCACTTCAATCTTCAACTGAAGATATGATCCAGTCTGCGCCTTCGTAGGCTTCTGTTCGTGATCGGTAATCACGCACTTGTAATTGCCTGCTGGCAGCGGCTCAAACGATGGTGCCACTTCCACTGCGTCGAAGTTAATATTGCTAAAGTCCATTTTAGTTTCTCCTACTCTGTTAAAAAGTCTGCAAAAGGGTTGCGGTCAAAAGTGAACGGCAGCGGCTCACTGATGTTGAAACGATTTTTGGTGATAGATGCCGCCTGCGGATGGCAGATGATTTCGCGCTCACCCGTACTAATTGCACGTTTCTTGTCGCCCTCGCCATTTCTGACGAAAGTCTTTAGCCTGATCATCGCCACAAGATCGACATTGTCTGTATAGTTTGCCAAAGATTTACGATGCAACCGCAGCGTGTATCTTGAGTAACTATCGCTATCTGGTAGCTCCAAGTGTTCTGTGTCGGCATGGGCAATGAAGATGACATTCATGCCCTTTTCGTATGCCAGTGATCCAGCCCAGTCTCTGATCTGCCTGTGCCTTTCAGCCGCCGCAGATTGACCAGCACCAAAACCTCCAGCCGCCGCATTAATCGACTTGGCCTTGGGGTCAGCCGCGACAATCTCGGCCTCAATCATAGTCGCTAATTGACTGATCGAATCAATCACCAGCGTCTTGTGCTTGTGGTCTTGCGTGGCAAGCGCCTCAATGGCGTCCAGCACGTCTTGGCTGGATGTGGACAGTGGAAACAGGCTGACGTTGTCATTGCCTGTCAGGCTGGCTGTGCCGTCCTCTGTGCGAATTATCACTGGGCTAGGCCACATACTAGCCAGTGTAGTTTTACCCATGCCGCCCTCACCAAAAATGGTCGCTATAATCGGGCGTTGGCCCGATGGCTTGCTCAATGTTTTAAGATCAATCGCCATTACTCAATCCTCCATGCTCTGAAGCTGCTATCTTCCTGCTGTTGGCAATGCACCAACAGCCCCATGCGCTTGGCTGTATTGCGAATGGATGTGGCTTGCGTCTGGCTATCAAGCTGAACGCTGTCGCCAACTTCCATTTGACCCAGCAAATCTTTCCACTTGCCCGATCTATCCCGCGAGGGTGCCGTCATTGGCACCCCCTTTTCGATCTTAAACATTACCAGTCCCTCCCAAAAACAAGGCTAAACACCTCGTCCAAAATTTCATCCATGCTTCTCATTCTGCAAACTCCAAGTCTGGGTGGTCGCGCCACCTGTTCAATTTACGTTCTAATCTGAGTTTTGTTGATCGCCAGTCTTCGCCATCCATCACAACGATAGCGTCCAGAGCAGCAATCAGCATCTCAAGCTCGACATCAGTCAGGCGCATCAAAGAGCCTCAACCTTGACGCCGATTTTGCCAGCTTTTGTTTCAAAGGCAGGCGCGATTTTTGCCCACAGCTTTGGCTCATTAGCCAAAAGATATCGACAGCCAGCAGCATCCGCGCTGATTGTGTGTTTTACTGGCTGCAAATGTTGGGGTATTTTTTTCGATACTTTGTCCCACACAATAGCATCAACTTTACGAGACACAGGCTGTGTCAGCGTAATCTTATGGCCTTCAGTTTTGTGGGATATAGAGCCTTCATCTTTGGCTTCTAGAGCCGCTGCGATTTGCTCTTCAATCGCGTGGCGCATTGCGGTCAGCGCTTTTTCTTCTGCCTTAACTGCCAACCAATCGGCGGCAAGACTATCTACAATGATATTGTCCATTTCGTTCTCCGTTTTCGTTTTCATTCATTCATTCACATTTTCTACACGCCGATCTTTACGAAATTTATTTTATGGTGTAAAGCTCTTTTTTGAAAATATGTAAATTGGAGACTACAATGGACGATATGATACCCCTTGATACAATAAGAGACGCCCTGCAAGATCGACGTTTGACGGTTGTGGCAGAGAAATCTGGGCTGTCGCACCCCACCGTAAAGGCCGTGCAGCAGGGCAACGAACGAATCAGTCTGAACACATGGAGGAAATTGTCAGAATATCTCACCGTATATAAATAGAGGGTCAAAAAAAATGACTAACGTGGAAGAGTATTGCTCCAAGCTGGGCTGGTATCTGGTTACGATACCCGCTGGCACAAAAGGCCCAACCCGCTTTGGCTGGCAGAAGCCAGAGCAGGCGCTGTCTGACCCAGAAAAGGCGCGTCTGTATTACGAGCAAAACCCCACCCATAATGTGGGGCTGCTGCACGGGGCGTCTGGAACGTGCGCCGTGGACATCGATCATGTGGAACACACCAAGCTGATTTTTGAAGAACTTGGGATCGATTTCTCAGAGCTAATGCAGTCGGCCCCCCAAATCATTGGGCGCGAAAATCGCGGCAAGCTGATCTTCAAGGCACCGCCCGATTTAATCACCCACAAAATATCGTGGCCTGTCGAGGGCGATCCGCGCAAGACAGAAGTGGTCTTTGAGCTTCGCGCTGGGGCCGTGCAAGATGTCCTGCCGCCATCAATTCACCCAGATACGGGTCGTCCATACGAGTGGGCAGGTCGATCAATCTGGGATGGCCTGCCAGAGCTACCGCCGCAGCTTTTAACAATCTGGAAAGAGTGGGATAAATTTCGGCCACAGATGCAATCCATATGCCCGTGGCGGCGTGAGCCAGAATATCAGCCACCCAGAAAGCCACGGCCCAAGAACAATGACGGCACCAGCGTGATCGACGCCTTTAATCAGGCCCACGATATGCACAGTTTATTAGTTCAATACGGCTACAAGCAGACGGCAAAGGATCGCTTCCTATCACCCAACTCCACGTCAAAGTTGGCAGGCGTCAAGGTATTTGAGGATGGCCGCGCCTTCAGTCACCATGCGTCCGATCCGTTCAGTTCAGAGCATAGCTTCGATTGCTTTGAGCTATGGTGCCAGTACGATTTTCAAGGCAACGTCACAAAGGCCGTGCGCGAGGCCGCTGCCTTCCTGCACATCAAGCAAGAGCCAGAGGCCGACGAGAAAGAGATATTTGCCCGTGGGACAGAACTCATGGAAAAAATGCAGAATAAACCCAGAGTTGTTTCCAAGCCAGACGCAGGGCCACTGGATCACATACCAGATCATCTGCTGGCGATACCCGGTGTTCTGCAAGATGTGGTCAATGGCTATTCGATCTCAGCCATCAAGCCGCAGCCCCAGTTCGCCGTGCAGTGCGCCATAGCGTTTGGATCAGTGGTGATGGGCAGGCGCTGGGTAACAGACAGGCGTAATTTCTCATCTTTGTACTTGCTAAATATTGGTGAGACAGGATCGGGAAAGGAACACACCAAAACTGTTTTGGAAACAATGTTGGATCAGGCTGGCCTGACAGACCTAATTGGCCCCGCAGGTTACACCAGTGGGGCGGGGGTGATGTCTACACTCATCAACAAGCCAGTCCATGTCGCGGTGGTCGATGAGCTAGGCAGGCAGCTAAAGGCCGCAAGTGCATCTGGTATGCAGCACAAGGCTGATGCTCTGACTGCCATCATGGAATGCTTTGGTCGGCAGGACGGCACACTGAGGCCGCAGGGCTATTCAACTATGACACTGAAGGCGTCTGAGGCCGAAAAGCTGGAGAAGGTGGTAAAGAGGCCAAGCCTGACCCTAGTGGGCATGTCAACGCCGTCAGAATTTATGAAGGCAATCGGAGGGGGCGATGTGGCAAGCGGCCTACTGAACCGCTTCCTGATCGTAAAATCGGAAATCGGGGTGCAGCTATCCCAGCGCAACAGCGTGGCGTCGATATCAGACCGCCTGTCAAAGTGGGCAAAAGAACACGCCCACGCCCACGATGGCGATCTGGATGCAGGCAATATACATGACATGCCAAGCAATCCGTTTGAGGTGCCGTTCACACCAGAGGCTGAGAAGCTGCTCAGACAGTACGAGGAGCGGCTGGTGGACGCCATTAGGAAAGAGACAGGGTCAGGACTGGAGGCCATGTACAATCGATCCAGAGAGATTGCCATGCGCCTGTCACTTATCATTGCCAGATCAATGGGACAGGAAAGTATTGGTCTGGATGCAATGCAGTGGTCGATAGATTACGTGGAGTTTTACGCTACCGAGACCATTGCAATGTTTCGATCCAATATGGCCGATGGCCCCTTCGATGCCTGCTGCAAGGCAGTGTTCACCAAGATCGAAGGCGCGGGTCTGGGGGGCATCACGGAGAGCCAGATCACCCGTGGTGTAGGGGCATTCGCAAATATGGATCGGCGCAAACGTGGAGACGTTCTGGACGCGCTGGCAAACGATAGGGGCATAGAGTGCCGCAATCTGAACGAGGGTAAGCGGGGCCGTCCGACGATGGCTTGGTTTGCACCATCAATTCAATAGGGGGGGCATAATGTTTGA